TCGTTGCCAACGATGCGCACGTCCTTACCGATCGCCGCGACCGAGATGCCGTCCTGGTTGGTGCCGTAGACCGTATTTCCAGTGATCGTGCCAGATCGCGCGAGTGAGAAATAAATTCCAGCGCGTGCCTGGTCCGGGTCGGCTCCGACGCCCGTGTTGCGCGTCGTGTTCCCGGAGATCGTGACGTGGTGCGAGTAGTAGGTCGAGAATCCATTAATCGCGCCCGCGATCGAGGCGACGATGATGCCGGTGTCGTAGATTGTGTCGGTCGTATTGCCAGTGATGGTGATGTATTCGGCTCCGTTGATGGCGATGCCGCGGCCGACCAGTTTGGTCAGGTTGTAGATCGTATTGCCGGTGATGGTGATATCCCGGCAATGGGCGTAGGTGATGCCCACGTCGGTGTCGAGCATGTAGCCCGTGGCCGAGATGCCGTCGTCTCCGATGAAGTAGATGTTGTTGTTCGAGACGCGCGCGCGCTGGACGCCGCGGCTGAATCCAATTCCGTCCGCCCACGTGTTCGTGATCTCGTTGCCATCAACCAGAATGTCGGTCGAATAGGCAATCCACATGCCCATCGAAGATGAGCCGTTGATTTTCAGATTCAAAAACTGAAGCTGGCTGGAGTTCCAGGTGCGGATATTCCCGTAGACTCCCGTGCGCGAGGCCGCGTTGGTGGACTTGATGGTGAGGTCGCGGACGGTGACGTTCGAGACGCCGTTGATATAGATCGAGCGCCCCGTAAGCGTACCGTCGTCGATGATGTCGATGCAGCCCGTGCCGGCCATCGTCGTGTTACTCAGCGGTGTGATGGTCGTGGTCTTATAGCAGGCTGAGCCAGGCGGAAAAAGCAGTGTGCCGCCGCTGGTGAGTGAGTTGAGGCACGTCTGGATAGCCGTCGTATTGTCGGTCGTCCCATTCGCCAGCGCACCGCACGTGCGCACATCGATGACGGGGCTCGGATCGTTCAAAAAAACTGAGCCGATCGTGAACGGGGTTGGGATGCCCGCGCCTGAGAGCGTCACGTCGTAGGTGCCGTTGGCAGCCTCGAAATACCAGTGGCCCGTGGCATCAGCTGTGAACGGGTTCGCAGTGTTGACCTGGGTGTTGCTCGTGAGCGTTGCAATCGTGGAGGTGCCTGCCCGATAGACGGTGACGGTGCAGCCACTCGTTGGGACGCCGCCAGTAACGTTCACGTAGCTCCGCATAAAGCGCGACGCGGAGTTGACGCCGTTGCTGACGACGAGCTTGGCTCCCTGCATACACTCGCCCTGCGCACGCTCAACCGCGAGCGCGCTGCCTGCGAGGAGCAGCAGCATACCGAGTATCCTTAGCATCAGCACAATTGTACTCATCAGCCATCGTCGAAGAAAGAATAAAAATCGCGAAGGAAGAGCTTGGCTTTCCTTTGGAGTACCACACCACCGCCGACATCGACGAGTTCGAGCGGCGGCTGGAATCGCGGTACGCCGATGAATATCAACAGGCTAAGGCAGCGGCGCAAGGCGCGGACGACCCGATCAAAGCATTTCAAATTCATATTTCGCGAGCACTGACGAATCCTTCCCGCCCAAAGCTCACGCCTGATGAAGTCCGGTTCGTTCAGAACGAACGTGCCGTCGCGATGTGCGACTGCGCATATTTTCTGACGCGCTATTACTGGATTAAAACCCCGCGCGCGATTCAGCGCTTCACTTTTCTTCCGGCGCAGCGCGTTTACTTCGATGTGGTGTCGGAGATGGAGGCGCGCCACGCTGCGATAGAACTCATTTGTTGCAAAGCGCGGCAGCACGGCATTTCGACCGAGACGGAAGGCATCATCCTTCACCGCGCCACGATGTACTACGGCGTCAACTGCGTCGTAGCCTCAGCGCAGCGGCAGTCCACCGGCAAGATGTCGCAGATGACGTTCCTTGGCTACGATCGGCTTCCGTGGTGGCTGCGTCCGCTCAGCACGCGTCGCGTTGAGTCCGACCAGGGAATGCTGGTGCTCGGAAATTCAGAGTCAGGAATCAGCTTCCAGCACGGCAATCAACGCTACGGAATTGCGCGCGGTGACACCGTAAAAATCTACCATCTTTCGGAGGTTGCAAGTTATCCGAACGCTGGCGATCTCATCGAGGCGTCGCTGTTTAAGTGCGTGCATCCCTACCCCGATGTGTTCGGAGTTCTGGAGTCCACGGCAGAGGGAGACATGGGATGGTGGCACGACACGTATCAATACTCTAAAAAGAATTGGAAAAATAACCGCTCGCGCCTGTGTCCGTTGTTCTTGCCGTGGTTTCTTGGAACCGATAAATATCCGACCGAGACGTGGGAACGCACGCATCCGATCCCTGAAGGATGGAGGCCCGACGTTGAAACGCGGCAGATGGCGGCGCGCGCGGCGATTTACATCCAGTCCGCCCCAGTCCTCTCCAGGGTGCTTGGCGCAAACTATGAAGTGCCGCGACTTCAGCAGTGGTACTGGGAAGTCTGCAACGAAGAGGCGAAGGGCAACGGTAGGCAGAAGACCTTTCTTACCGAAATGCCGACCGACGATCAGGAGGCATTCCAGGGTTCCTATGACAGCGTGTTTGGCCGAGAATTGATTGCCGAAGTGTGGACCAAGCGCTCCACCAAGTACTCGGTCTACGGGATCGTCGGACAGTCGATTGAAGACCGTCACGACCCCGACCGCGACGAGATCGACGAGAAGGAGTTGATTATCCCGGTCGTGTACCGTCCCTTGCGCGGCGACGCCTACCGCTGGGAGTTGTTGCCGCTGAAGTGGACGGAGCCCTTCGAGCAGTTGAGCGACATCCGTGACGACACGAGCCACATGGGGAAGCTATTCGTGTGGCACCCGCCGGAGCCGGGGTTCGATTATTCCATCGGGATCGACACCAGCAACGGCATCGGCCGCGACGGCACGGTCATCGCGGTATCGCGGCGCGGGCGCACACCGCAGGAGCAGGACCAGCAGGCAGCGGAGTTCCGGTCGAACCGTGTGAGCCACGTAGAAGCCTACGCGTGGGCGATGGCGATCGCGGCCTATTACGCGCGCTACATGGAGGACACGACGCCGTTTCGCGAGCCCTACGTGGCGATCGAGCAGATCGCGGCGGTTGGCGACACCTGCCAACTCCAGATGAAGAAAATGGGCTATCAGCGCTTCCACCGGCGCACGCACTATCACACGAAGGCCATCAGCAAGGCGAACAGCAATGTGGACGGGTGGTACACGACCGGCGTGACGCGCCCGATCCTCACCGACAACTTCGTGATCCTCGTGCAAAACAACTGGTACAAGGTAGAGAGCCCCTACACGCTGCGCGAGATGGAGCACTGGGAGGTCCACTACACGGCGGGAGGGAAAGAAAAGTTCGAGCACTCGCAGCAGTACACGGATGACGGAATTTTCGCGAACGCGATGGCGGCCTTCTGCCCGAACGACACCAGCGCGCTCGCTGAGCGCTCGAAGAAACAGTTCACGGGAGAGCCAGGCCGCAAGCTCCCTGAACTTGACCTCGAAGTGCGCAGTGGTATCGTTGTGAGTGCTGACGGGCATGGAGTTATGGACCGCGCGGACTTTATGGAGAGATTGAGGGGATGGTGAGACGCCTGCGTTACTGGTTCCGTTGGATGCGCTGGTTCTTCGGTGGACCGGATCGCGGATGGCTTTATCTGGAGTCGGGACTAGACCAAACGAGCCGTCGCATCATCATGAATCGCCACTGGGATCAGGAGCCGAAGCCATGAAGCAGAAGCAGACGCTCGGGCTCAACCTGCACGACTTCCGCTTTAACCGCGACACGCGGCGCATGGTCTGCCATAAGTGCGACGGCGTGATGGGCGAGTATCCGCATACATGCAACCCGAAGCGGGTCTATGTTGGTGGGTTCAGCTCTGGCATCATCCCCGAAAGAACTCCGTTCGATGACGTGATGTCGCGAGCCGTTACGGAACTTCGCGTCAATCCCGACCCATTCGACGAAATGGAGTCCGCAAATGGCTGACCGCACCGGCATGGCCATGGGCCGCCTCCGCCCTGTTTATTATCTGGAAAACCGTTCCGGCCATCTGATGATGCTTCCCGAAGAGATCGGAGAAGGTCCAACGATGGCCCGCAAGATGTACGAGGAGCGGTATCGCGCGCAGGGCTTCGAGTGGCGCGAGGCTGCCACGCTTAACGAGGTGAACCGGCTCCAGGAGCGGCTTGCGGATCAGTACAAACGCGAGGCTCAGCGTCGCGCCGATGTGCTCGACGCTTCCGATGAGCGCCACTACAAACGCAGCGCCTCTGATCTGTACCAGCGGATGATTTCTTCCGACTGCGGACAAGTGGAAAAGGATTTCATTCGCGCGTGGTTGGATCTGCGCGGCGAAAAAAAGAGCAAGTGGCAGTCCGAGGTGCAAAACACAATCTCGTACATCTGGGCTCGCGAGAACGATGAGCGGACGCGGGTTGAGGACCGAATGCGTGACTGAGTACGCGCAGACCGCCGAAGGACGCGCTGAGGTCGATAAATTCCTTGCCGCACTGCGCACCATGACCGCCGAGAATGACGATGATGACGAGACAATCCCGTCCGACGACGGCAACCGACCCGATTAAATGATCCAGTTCAACTACAGGGACCTCAACGAAGCAATCAGGAAAGTCGTCCCGGACTTTTCCGGTTTTATTCCAAACCGCGAGGCCATGCGGATCGAAGCTCTGGAGTATGGGCCGCACTGTTACATCGACTTTCTGGATTTTATGGCTGCCGACCATTTCCCGGATTCCGACCGCGTATTGCTCAACTTGGCGCTTCGGAAAATTAGCTATGCCAATGAAAGGGATGCTGGGGGTTGGCGTTTCGGTCACCTTCAATGAGCGCTCCGTCCCCATCCGAGTCGATTCACCGCGAATGGCAGGTACCTGCGTGGTCCGCCAAAGAAAGCTACAAAATCGGGTGGATCAACGCGGCGTGCGAAGAGGGCAGCGCGTGGCAAAAGAGCCAGCGCGGGTTCGACGACTGGAATAAGGGTCTCGACATCATCTCGGGCCAATACGATCAGAAGGAAGCCTACCAGTACCGATCGATGGTCACAGGGAACCGGCTGAAGATCAACATCCAGACGGCGATCTCGGGACTCTCGGCGATCCGTCCATGGGGCGGCTACCAAGCGACGGAGGAATTTAAGGGCAACGCGCTGATGATGAATCAGACGACGCGCGCCCTGTACCTATCCGGCTTCTGGGATCAGGATATTAAATCGGGGCTTCAGTGGGCATCCGTCTGCAACACAGGTTTCATTCGCCCGGTCTACCGTCGCAACATGGCGGGCCGCGGGCACGGGAATATCGAACTCGACTCCTTCGGGATGCCGAGCGTGCTGCCCATCCAGATGCCCGCGAATGGAGACTTTCAGCGGGCCTACGCCGTCACGCTCATGGACGAAAAGCCGATCTGGGAAGCGCACGGCATGTTCCCGGATTATCAGGACCGGCTGAAGCCGACGAACTCGCAGTATTGGTACAGCGCGACCATCAACAAAGCCGCGCAGGGCAATCTGCTGCGTCGAATCAATCCGTTCAGCAAAAAGCCGCAGTCCGCGCTGACGACGAACCTGATCCCTATCCGCTACACGACCATCAACGATCTCAGCATCAACAACACGGGCAAGACGATCACGATGGGCGAAGAGGGAAGCCCGTGGGCCTACGATGTTCCTAGCTACGGAGAGATGATTCCGGCCGGAAAAAATTTGGCCGGCGAGCCGGTCTTTCGCAAGGCCACGTTCAACGACGCGCGGATGTATCCATTCCGTCGTCTCCTGATTTCCTCGGAAAGCTGCATCATGTACGACGGCCCGGCCTTCAACTGGCACGGGCAGCTCGACCTGATTCCGTTCTGTCTCGATCGGTGGCCGTGGGAGCCCATGGGATTCTCGATGGTTCACGACGGCTACAGCCTGCAAAAAGCTATCAACCAAATCGACCGCGGAACGATGGACAAAATCAACGCGGGGATGGATCGGCCTCTCGCGTACAATATGAACGCGGTGTCAAAGCGCGAGGCGAACCAGGTGGACCTGATGCAGCCCCGCCAGCGCGTCGCGTTTGACGGCGACGCAGTAGAAAAGCCTTTCTCCTCGATCGCCCCGGACGACGTTTATCGGATCGACCCCGAGAGCCTGCTGATGAAGGACAAGTTTGAGCAGGCCATGGATTACGTCCACCAAACCCGCGACATTGTAGAACTCAGCAAGTCGCGCGCGCTCGGTCGCGGCATGGATCAACTCGAAGCGTTGATCTCTGCGCAGGGGCCGCGCGTGAAAGACATGTCGCGCGGGATGGAAAAAAGCGTGTGCGGTGTCGCCGAGCAGGTGAAATACCTCGTGCTTCAGTACATGGATACGTCGCGCCTGATTCCGTACATCACCGAGGCGAACGTTCCGCAGGTGCTCGACTACGACCCCTCAACGCTCGTGCCGTCGCACATGCCCGGCGAAGACCCGAAGGAGGGCTCGCCCACGCAGCGCGTGCAGCGCGCGCGGTGGTTCGCTCAAAATCTGACCTTCACGCTCACGCCGCACTCGATCCACGAACTTCATCAGATGTCGTACCGACTGATGCTCATGCAGCTTCGGCAGCGTGGCTACCCAATCGCTGCTTGCGATATTCTCGAAGCTAATGACGTTCCCGACGTTAAGCGCGCGACCGGAAACACCACGCAGGAACGCTTCATGGACGAGAAGGAACAGGAGTTGGAGTTCACTCTGAAGATGCAAGCGCTGGCGAGCACGCTCGGCCTTGACGTGCAGTCATTGATGGGCGCGGGCGGCGGGAAACCTCCAGTTGGCCGACCTCCCAGCGGTGCCGTCGCACCTCACATGGAGGTCAAAGGTGATGGTCGGCCGGTGATTGCGGAGAGCGAATGAGCACTGCGGCAGTAATTCAACCCAAGGCCACGTGGCGCGGCGTCGTGCGCAAGCGCACGTTCGAGGTTCATTCGTGGAACGACATGATGGCGGTATTTCAAAAACTCGTGGATGAGCGCTACACGGGACCGGTCACAGTAGACGTTGCGCAGGGCGGTATCCGAGGAATGTGCGCGGAAGATCGCGCGCAACTCGGACCAACCACTTGACACTTGATTAATTGTGCGCGTAGTATTGCATTGAAGCGTTAGGCTGTAAAGACTTTACATCGGGATTCTGACGAACTCTGGCAGCGTGCGGCGCGAGGAGTCACCGAAAGCCCCGGATGGAGATACCCTCCTTCCGGGGCTTTTCGCATTTGAAGGGAGAAGCGAATGGCTGGTGCGGTCAACGTGAAAAAGATGGCGAAGAAAGCGCCGATGCCCAAAGCCAAGGGCGGAAAGAAGTGCTAGGGGGCTTATGAAAAAGGGCGGACTCAAAACCGGGAAGAAGACCAAGTTCAAGGGCGACCTCTACTCCTCGAAGGGCGTCGGCAAAGACGGTCCCGGCAAAGGCGGGATGAAAAAGTAGGTTCGTCGTGCAACCATGGCTAGCGCTCCCATTCCACCGCCTGACACAACCGGACCTGGACCGGGCGGCGGGTTCGCGTCCCCAGCCCCAGCGGTTGAGGATCAGGGGGCTGGTCGTCTGCTCAAGATGTGCTTCGACATCGTGGGCGGTGCGCGGATGATCGCGAGCCAGGTGCCGGCGACCACGCCGGAGGTTCGGCAGATCAACGACCTCGTGACGAAGATGATGGCCAAGATCAAGGGCAACCAGGCGATGCCGGAGTCGCAAGCGCCGCCGGTGTAGGAGAAATATGACGATCGAAGAGATGCTCAAAAGCGCAGGCTGGACGGACGCGGAACTCGAAACGCACAAGGCGCTCATCGCTGAGCCGAAGTTCCGGGGAGCCATCGAAACCAGTCTCGGTGCCATCGCCGAGGAGCGCGACAAGTTCGCCGCCGAGAACAAGGCGTGGGCTCAATGGCACGAGGAGCACGGCAAGCCGACTCTCGCGCTGTATGAGAAGGATGCGGTGGACGCAAAAGCGCACGCTGCTTCGCTCGAAGCTCGACTGAAAGAAGCAGAGAAGGCCGGCTACGCGCCGCGACGGGACGATCAGAATCCTGACCCGAAGCCGGCCGCTGCCGCCGCCAACGAACCCTTCGATCCGAAAAAGCACAAGCTCGTCACCACCGACGACGTGGAGCGCTTCGCCGACATGGAAGGTCGCGCGATTGCCATGGCCAGCGACCTCAACGAAGAGTACCGCTCGCTCACCGGCAAGTCGCTCATCGACTACAGCACCACGATCGACGGGCGCACCGTTCGCGGCATGACCGCCCTGCGCGAGGAAGCCAAGGCCGCCAAGCGGCCTCTCGATCAGTACGTCGCCGACAAGTTCAAGTTCAACGAGCACCGGGACCGCATTGCTGCGGAAGCGCGAGCGAAGGCCGAGGAAGCGATCCGCGCCGATGAGCGCGCGAAGGTGGTGGCGACCTACGGAAATCCAGACACGCGCCCGCTTCAGCAGAGCAAGAGCCCATTCATTCCGCCGGCTCCTGGTGGGGACGCAAAGCATCCGTGGGACGTGCCCGCACAAGAGCGGCGCAGTGCAAGGCTCGGCAGGGCAATTCAATCCGAAATGAAAGGTCAGGTGAACTAGGCGGATGGGAGAGAAGTACAAAACTCTAGGCTCCCGTGGCCAGTGGAGGGCCGAGGAACTCGGAGGTCTGAAGCCTACCGTTTACGACTGGTGCCGCCTTGCTGCATTTATTGACGGCGAGGGAAGCGTTCAGATCAACCCCTATAACAAGCGCCCCAAGGGTGCGATATTCCAGATCCGGGTTTTGATTACGAATACGAATCCGGCGCTCCCGCTATGGATCACCGAAACATTCGGTGGGCACGTCATAACGCGAGATTTCAAAAATCCAAAGTGGAAGCTGTCGTACTGCTGGAGTTGTACTGCCGCAAGGGCCGCATGGATTTTGCACAACTGCTTGCCTTGGTTTCTGTTGAAGAAAACTCAAGCAGAGTTGCTCCTGGAAATGCAGGATCGTATTGACAAAACGGTACAGGGTCGTGGTCGAATCGTGCCGGACGCCGAGAGAAGTTATCGAAGCGTGATCCACGAACAAGTCAAGGCTCTTAACTCGAAAGGACCCGCAAATCAATGAGCGCTGATCCGTTGTTCGATCAAATATCCGCAACAACTCTCGCGAGCATGAGAGCTGACGTCGTGCAAGACAACTTCTTTATCGAAGGTGCCTGGCAGCGGCTCACGCGTTACTACCACGCGGAAGATCCGTTCTTTGGTGGGACGTGGATGCAGGAGCCGTTCATGTACAACCGCGTGAACGGCGGTGCGTATGCGCCTGGCGCTAACGTTGAGGTCGAGCAAATCCAGATCCTCACGGCCATGGCGTTCACCCCGCGCGCCTACAAGCAGGATGTGCCGATCAACATGTGGGTCACTGAGGTCATCAACGCGGGTCCGGCCGCGGCGGTCTCGACTTACGACACCTACATGACCAACGCGGTGATCGCGATGTCCACGGACATGAACATCGACGCTTACATTCACGGTCAGCCGTCTTCGTCAACCGTCTCGGCCAACCGCACGATCTTCATGAACGGCATCGACGAGGCGCTGAACGACGGCGTGAACCCTGGCTACCTCGGCAACGTCTACACGACCTACGGCGGCCAGCTTCGCAACGGTGTCGTCGGCAACGTGCTCAACTCGATTCCGATCTGGGCGGGCACCTCGGCAGGCGCGACCGGCCCCGTCAGCTACTCGCTGCTGTTCGGCGCGTATCTCAACTGCGTGCAGACCCCGGATGCGGGGCTCTGCAATAAGGCGTGCTTCCAGTACATCGCCAACCGCAACGAGCCCAAGCAGCGGTTCGCGCAGGAAAAGGACGTTCGCATCGGCCTCGAAGGTTTCAAGGTGATGGATGCCACGATCCACGTCGATAAGTTGGCACCGTCCACCAAGTACGGGCAGATCAACCCCGCGGGCCTCTCGCAGACCACTCCCGGAACCCTGTCGGCCTTCACAAGCCCGACGCTGAGCGCGACCCAGAACGCAATCTCGGGCTTCCCCTCGGTAACTTCATGCTCGCCTGGTGAGCCGTTCTTCTGGCTGCGCCTCCAGGACTGGCGGCTGCGTCCGGCGCGCTCGCCCGAGTACAACCACAATTTCACGCCCCCGATCCGATCGCAGAACAACCCGGATCTGATCGTGATGTTCTACAAAGCCGGGCTCACCTACTATACGGCAAGTCCAAGAGATAACGCCCAAATCGTGGGTATCGGCAGCTAAAGGAGACAACCATGGCATCCGGTCCTTTTTCAAAGCAGGCAGTCTACTTCAGCCAGCCGAAGCTCAACGTCGGCACGGGCGACTCGATCGTGGGCGGAGCGCTCACCACGTCTCCGATCACCGGAGCCGGTGCGCCGTCGCAGTTTCAGCAGACGTTGCCGGGCGATCGTATTATCCTGTCGCCGTCCGACGCGCTCATCAACTCGAACAACACGGTCGGCAACCTCTACACGGGGACCTTCCGATACGTTGGGACGCGCAACAACAGCTCGTCGGCCCCGACGCTGGGGCACGCCGGGTTCTGGGACACCAATAGCGCCACGGCTGTCGCGACCTCGGCGGTGGACGCGTTGTACCAGGTGACCTCGGACGAAGGTGCCAACATTGGCGTCTCACTGTTCGCGGGCGTCTTCATCAGCAGCCCGACCAAGGGCAACTGGTGGTGGATTCAGGAGGCCGGCAAGGTCTCGGTGCAGTTCGCAACGGTCATCACCGGTACACCGACCCGCGGCGCGGCTGTGTTCCTGTACGCGGGCGGCAACAACAACAACGCGATCGACGTGGGCAGCTTCGACCAGCTCACGGGCGCGAACTCGGCGGCGGTCTTCACGGCGAACAGCACGACCGGCTACACGGCGGTCGCTCAGATGCTCGTGCGTTACGCGGGCGTGGCTGAGGGCTTGCCGAGCAACAACAACGTCTCGGTTATCGACATTCCGTTCAGCCGCAGCTTCCGCTGGTAGGCGCGGTGGAGGCGGTAGGCAACGTGCTGAGTTAATTATTGGAGGCATTTATCATGGCAGACTTGAAGGCGGTTGCAGCAGATTGCAAAGTGGCGCTCACAAATGCGGCGAAGGTCATCCGTGGACTGAAAGTTGATCGGGACAACGCGCTTGCGGCGGCCCACCCGGAAGACGTTGTAGCGGCGGAAGAGAAGGCGCGGCTGAACGCGGAAGAGACGGACATTCAGGCCGGCCTCTCGGCGGCACTGGGCGATCTCAGCATGGCGATCTCGGAAGCACAGGCTGCTCCCGTTATCGCGCCGAAGAAAAAGACCGAAGCGACCAAGACGTAAAATAAGGGGCATGTCGCTACCGACCGCGATTGACTGGCACAAGTACCGTCAGCACGTTTCTATGGACCCGGATGCCGCCGAGCGCGGGCGGTTGATGACCGCTCACCTGATTGCGAACGATCCTGAGGCGCGTAAGCGCGGTGAGGATGCGTTCGGTCCTGAGTTCATGGCCAGGATGTATCCCGAAGCGTATCGCGTGCCTGAGCTGCAGCGGATGGGACTGGGACGGCTACTGGACCGGGTGCGGTCGCTGACTCCGTGGTAGTGTAGTGACGCGGGGTGGCGCAGTCGGCAGCGCGGAAGGCTCATAACCTTTAGGTCGCCGGTTCGAGTCCGGTCCCCGCAACCAATTCCTAGTAGTGACTTCAGCGCAACCCCGTGGTATGCTGACTCTCGATGTCAACCGTCATTGATGTGACCCCTCAGTCTCCCAGCTCCACGCCCGCTATCGAGCCCACCACCGAAGCCATCCCGGCCCCGCGCCACTGGGAAAAGCCGATTAAGAAGACGTTGTACACCCTCAACGTGTCCCCGGACGGCACCAACCTCTACGCCCCCGAGATTTGCCAACTCACCTACCCGCTCATCAAGGGCTACGCCGAGAAAATCGGTGCGGACTTCTGCATCATCAACGAGCGCAAGCGCCCCGACTGGCCCATCACGATCGAGAAATTCCAGGTGGCGGAACTCGCGGCGCGCAATGGGGACGACTGGTCCATCTTCGTGGACTCAGACACACTGATCTCTCCCGAGTTTTTCGACATCACGGCGCACATGTCGAAGGACACTGTGGCGCACAACGGCAACGACATGAGCAGCGTGCGCTTCCGCCCCGACAACTACTTTTTGCGGGACGGCCGCTATTTTGGGTCCTGCACGTGGCTGGTGATCGCGTCCGACTGGTGCATGCAGGACCTCTGGCGGCTGCCCGAGTTCGCGACCCCCGAAGAGGCATTCGAGAATATCTCGATCACGATCAGCGAGCACAACAGCGGGCACTGCAAGCGGGATCACCTGATCGACGACTACACGCTGAGCCGGAATATAAGCAGGTTCGGGCTGAAGACGACGACCGTGATTGATATTTGCGGGAAGCTCGGGTGGCGCACGCCGGATGGGCGCGGAGCAAGTCCGCATCTCTTTCATTTATACACACTTAGCGAAAAAGAGAAACTAGGGCGGATGCTCGCGGTTCTCGGAACTCCGCAAGGCCACATCATCCCCGACCCGCGGAATCCGCAGAACGCGCCCGGCGGCTTCCCGCCGCTCGGGATCGGGTGGGGGTTGATGGACCCCGGCAAGGCGCAGGAGTTGGCGAAGAAGTGGGGGCTGAAGTGAAGACCATCCTGATTGCCTTCGATCAACTCGTTATGACCCGCTCGCAGGCGCAGAAGATCGGAGACGTCCTGCTAAAGCTCGGCTACTCTGCGGTGGTGGTTCCGCTAGGCGACTATCCCGCGCGCTTCAACGTTTTCGATCTTTCCAACCTTCCGGCTGCGGAAATTGAAGAGATCCGCGCACTCATCGCGGAGAAGATTGCCGCGTGAGCACCGACGCTGGCTTCGACACCCTCTCCTTCGCCGGAATCGAGATCGTTGAAGACCCTTATCTCCCCGAAGGCTTCATTATGATGCGCGACCGCGAGGGCACGACCATCCTGAACACCAAGGACGGGACGGTGATTAAGGTCCCGCACAGCCTCCTGTCGCCCATTAAGTTGGTGGTCAAGTGAGCACCGACCGGCCGGGGATCATATATCTCGCGGTGAACCGCGTGAACCAGAAGGCGTATGTCGGGCAGACCACCATTCTGCCGATCTCGATTCGCATCAACACTCATGCGTGGCGTGGAGAGAACTACGCGTCTGCGTCGTACTTCCAGCGGGCTTTAGCCAAGTACGGGCCGGAATCCTTTGACTTCGCCGTCCTAGAAGGGTGTTCAACAAAGGAACAACTGAACGAGCGCGAGCGTGAGTGGATAAAGATCATGGGGAGCACCGCTCCGGTCGGATACAACATCGGTGCTGGCGGTGAGGGCTCGCTGTGGGATAAGCGCAGCGCTGCGTGGCACGCGGCTGTAAGGTCTCCAGAGACACGTCAGTTGCACCGTGAGCAAGCGATAGCGTGGCGAGCTAGTATGACTCCCGAACAGCGCGCCGCGCACAATGCGAAAACTGGAGCGGCCAACAAGGGGCGACCACACCCGATGCATCGCGGGGATGGGAACCCCTCGAAGAAACCGGAGAGCCGCGTGCGAATATCAGAAGGGCTCCGCCGTTCGTGGCAGGACCCAGAAGTCCGCAAGCGTCGCGCCGCAGCAATAGCGAAACACTACCAGGAGAAAGCAAATGCGTAGTCCAGCATCTATGAGCACGATCCAGGTGGAATTGACTTCCGCATGCGTGTTGAAGTGCTCAAATTGCACCAGATTTTGTGGCACGCACAGGGTGCCGTTCTATCTTGACGAACAGGAATTTAAGGCGGCGATTGACTCACTCGTTGAGTACTCCAGGATGGAGCACGCAATGGTGGGCTTCATGGGGGGCGAGCCGCTTTTGCACCCAAAATTTTCAGAGTTTTGCGACTACGCCCTGTCGAAAATTGATCGCGACAAACTTGGGCTGTGGTCAACATTTCCCACCGGAGGAAAGTATCCCGAGTATCGGGACGTGATTGTACGCACGTTCGGAAATATACTTTTGAATAACCATTCTCGTGAAGGAATCCTCCATGCGCCGGTTTTGATGGCCGCGGAGGAATACTTCCGAAAGCCCTGCCCGCTGTGCGGCGGAAGTAAGGTCGCCACGATCATAGACAAGGACGAAGAAGGAAAGCCCACTCGTCGCGAAGTGAATTGTGCTCAGTGCGACGAGAAGGGGACCGTCACGGACGACCTGTCGCTTTTTGCAGCCGTTGATCGCTGCTGGGTGCAATCGAGTTGGTCGGCATCAATCAACCCCAAGGGCGCGTGGTTCTGCGAGGTCGCCGCCGCGCTCTCCGACCTCTTCGATGGCCCCGAGGGTTGGAAGGTGGAGCCCGGCTGGTGGAAGCGCACTCCGATGGCTTTCCGTGAACAGATGGATTGGGCTTGCCGCAAATGCGGAGCGGCCCTGCCTATTGAGAGACTGCGGGACAGCCAAGACCCACGCGACGACGTTTCGGCTGGAAATCTCGAAAGGCTGAAGGCCGTTAAATCCAAGAAGGTTGCGCGTGGCGAGTACGCATTGCGAGAGGAATTTAAGTTCGATCACTCGCTGTTCCAAAACTCGGGATATCCGGACCAAAGTTTATACAAGGACCAAGACTATCGTCAGGGCATCGCGGCTCGCTACGGCATCCTGCTTGTGATGAACAAGCGCGGCTACTGGGAACCCACGATGATGCCGAAAGGCTACAAGCCCCCAGAACGTCCAGAGCCCTTGTATCAGATCATGGCTTCACGGTACAGTGATGAGGTGGTGGGAGCCGGTAGCGCGGCAAAGTAGAGGCGGCGGTAGACCCACCGCCCGCCTCCATTGGCGGAAAAGGAGACTCGCATGGCGGCAAACAGCGTTGTTCCGTATGACGGATACCCGCAGGCGGCGGGCGCGAAGATTGAGTCGGCTGGCGACTTCTTTGGCACAGCGAACTACCAGGCCGGCGGGTACAACATCACGCCGGGTCCGTTCGGCTTCACGCGCTTCGAGCACGTGATGTTCAGCCAGTCGCAGTCGAACAACTATTTCGCGCGCGTCAGATTCCCGGCCAACGGGTCAGTGAACACAGAGCTGCGCTCGACGGGCGCGGCGACCGCGACGGTGCTGTGGTACGCGGCGAACGGGACCGAGGCGGCGAACAACGCGAACCTCGCGACGGAAGCACTGCAATTTTACGCGCGCGGCATCTAACAGGCTTGTGGTCGTGGTTGAGTGATGGACAGCTAAGTGGCTGCTTACGGGGCGGACTTCCTAATCCGCCCCATTTTTGTATGCTGAGGTAGATGCGCACCCGAGGCTGGCTCACGGACGGAGCGGTCGATTGGCGAATCTGGATGTATAGACTCGTCGCGCGTCATCAGGCTCGCGCATTCGCTGAGGCCGTCGAGCGATGAGTTTCCTGACTATGTATTCTGAGCTTCAGGGCTGTATTCCGAAGCTCCCCGCGCCCTACGCCAAGACCCTCATCAACCGCGCGTGGAAGGACGTTTGCAGGCAGAACCTCTGGAGCTTCCAGTTGTTCGAAGCGAACTGGGTGAGTCCGCCAGTCATCAATGCAGGGACCGTCACCACCGTGCAGGGATCGAACACCGTGGTCTTCGATGCGGACGCGAGCACGGCGCTGACGGCGGTTGCGCTGCTTCAGAACTTCCCGGCCCCACTGCTTCAGCGGCAATTCCGGGTGGGGATTTCGACCATCTACAACATTTGGGGCTACGCGGCGGACGGCATCACCGGGATCGTGACGCTGACGCTGGACCGGCCGTACACGGATGCCAGCGACTCTGGGCAGCCGTACAGCGTGTACCAGTGCTACTACGCGGCTCCGATGCAGGACTTCCTGACGTGGATCAACGTGCGCGACATTGTGAACTTCAACGACCTGGTGCTCACGGAGAATCGCAAGACCATCGACCTGAGGGACCCACAGAGAACGATATTTTTCCTTCCAACTCACGTCGTGTACTACCAGCAGAACCAGAACCCCGATGCGACGAGCCCTGGTTACGGATGCCCGCTATTCGAGTTGTGGGGCGTGCCGCAGTACGAGCTGGTGTACCAGCTTTACGGAATCCGCAAGGGCACGCCGCTAGTGAACGACTCGGACACGCTGCCGCCGGCGATCGGGGAGGATTGCGTACTGGCTCGTGCGCGAGCCTATGCTTACGAGTTCGCGGAAGGCAATAAGGGCGACATGCCGCGGAATGCAGGCTCGGATTTTCGCTTTCTGATGGGCGCGGCGATGGCCGAGTACAAGCAGCTCTGGCGAGAATATCGGCGGCAGGATCGTGAAACCGTGGACTCGTGGTGGGACATCCGGCGGCACCGGTCGTGGATGGCTAACCTGGATGGCTTCTATAACGCCATCGGGAACACGGCGTCACCGGGCGCTCCGTGGTAGTGCGACACTCGGGGTAAGGAGATCCCCAATGGACGCACCATGGCAGTTGATTCTGAGGGTTCTGGCTTTTCTGCTATTCGTGATCGCTGGCCTGTGGTTTCGGGCCGCGCCGGACTACTATCCGCATCGCCTCAGTCTGATCGCCTTCGGGCTCGCGGCGGGGACTCTTTCGTTCCTCGTCCATTGAACGCGCTATAATCGCGCGCATGGTCGAAAATGAGGTTCCGCAAACCTCGCACCAGCCTCTTTCGCCGACCACTACCCTTCAGGAAGACATCACGACCGCAAGCCAGCGGAGGGTAAACCTGATTTGGGAGTATACCCAAGCCATCATTGCGATAATGGTTGTCGCGGCAACAATGGTGTCTGGCCTGTACAACGTCTTCAGAAATGGCAACCAACAAATTCCCAACGTTATCGGGGTTGCTTTCGGAATGGTTGTCGGTTCGTACTTTCAAAGAACGAATCATATGAACGTTGGTGGAATTGGCTATAAGCCAGAGCAAAAGTATATTGGGCGATGAAGATTCCCAGAGGACAAACGGATGCCCGTCGCGCTTACATGCGCGAATACGTCAGGACCCACCCAAAGCGCGACCGCAGGGCATACAAGGCGGCATACGATCAGGCGCACAGGCAGGAGATCAAAGAATGGAGAGAGGCCAACAGGGATCGCCTTAAAGAGAAGTCCTTGCGATACTACGTCTCCAATCGCGAGCGCATTCTGGAGAGGGTTAAGCACCGCTCTGAGTCCATAAAGGGGCAAATCTCTGCGTATCAGGCCAGGTACTACCTAGAAAACGCGGGCCGAGTTAAAGCTAGGATTGCAGCCTACCAAGCCGCCAACCCTGAGAAGAAGTGGCACATGGAAAGCAAGAGACGCGCACGCAAAGCCGCCAACGGTGGATCGCATACCCTTGAGGAGTTGATCCAAAAGTTTGCAGATCTTGGGAGCCGATGCTTCTACTGCGGGGTTCAAGGGAAGTTGACCATCGATCACGACGTTCCATTGTCGCGTGGAGGGACCGACTACATCGACAACATCCTGCCAGCCTGCCGTTCGTGCAACTCTCGAAAGAACAAAAAGACTGGAGCAGAGTTTATTGAGTGGCTGAGCACCAATCACGCAGCCATCGGGGGAATTGGCGCGAAGCCTCTTCAGAAATACGAGGGACGATAAGATGCCGATGACCAACCTGCAAAAGCTGGAAGCGCTCCTGTGGGGTTCCTTTTGGTCTGCGCTCGGAGGCATCACTACTGGCATGGCAGACCTGATCGCCAGCGCCCTTGAAGGACACCCTGCCAGCTTTCAGCACGTGCTGCACCGCGCCTACATCGGCATGGCCATCGGCATCTTTCACTATTGGCAGAAGCAGCAAGCCCTTTTTACCCCGGCTCCAGTTTTGGTAGAGGACACCACCCAGACGATCAGAACACCACCAGGGCAGCGTGACATCGTAGTCGAGACTCACAAAGAAACCAAGACGGTGAAGTCAGAGGAACCGCAGGTTGGTCCGTAATTGCCTGCTCAATTTTCCCGCATTTTAAAGTACACTCTAACCCATGGACGCAAAAAAATTCGCCGCGCTAGAGGCTGCCGTGCGGTTCCTTCTCGAAGAGGCGCACAAGAGCAGCACACCTAAGAGCGACAAGGCAAAGAAGCACTTGGCCGCACTCGATGCCGATCCGCCGCCGGATGATGGCGACGACCAGGGTGGAGATAATCCGCCGCTCGGGGGGCCCGGAAGCAAGCCTACGCCGCCCAGTCCGTAACCGGGGGCCATGGACGCGCCCCAGGATCACAAAAAGTGGTGGGATGTCTGGGGCCAAGCGGCCAGCGCCGTGACCTCAGTAGTCGGTCTTGCGACCGCCTTACTGGGGTTGTGGAAAG